GCTTCCACGTCATCGGGCATTAATTCACCACGGCGCAACAATTCGACAATCTCGTCTTGCCACGGTATTACATGGATCACCTTCGGCGCGTCCAACCCCAGCAGCCGGGACAGTGCCGCCCATACTGTCGCTTTCTCTTTCACCGTCTTGGCCTCGCGCAACATCTGATAGTGCGCCGCCACTGCCCGGCGCTTGTGTTCGGATAGCTCGACTTCGTTGACGGCCTTGATGCGCTCCCATGCCGCGTCGATGTAGCGGTACACCTGCCGGTCTGATACGCGAAAGGATTTTGACATGTTCTGACATATCTGCTCCTGCGTCCAGCCGTCCAGAATCAGGCGGTACACCGCCTCCACGCGCTGCTCGACGGTTAAGCGGTCGGCTTTAGTCGCCATGCGGTTCGGCCTCAATAAGAGCGCCCGGCTCGGAATCGAACCGGCCTGCCTCGCTGGTAGCGAGGGTGTCACCATTGACCGGGCGCGTGTCTCTCTTCGGGTAGGGTTGCGCGAGTGGCGCTATCTGCTTGCGCATGGCGCGGTCGAGGGGGTAGCAGTAACGGTATTTACTACTTCCCTTGACAATCTCATAATCCCCTTGCATTTCTAAGTATCGCTTGGTAGTAACATGGGCGGGCTTTGAGGCACGAAAAGCCCGCCCATGCCATCGCTTACCATTGACGATATACTCATCACATTGCGCCGTCCTTCCGGTATAAATCCAATTCCCAGCCTGATAGATAGCGCCTACATGGTCTTGTTCGGGGTCGGCATATGACACGATTAGGCGCAGTTTAGGGCTATGTATAACAAGCTGTTTAATCGCAATAGAAACAATTTTCGTAACCGGCGTTTCGTGCGCCTGTAACGCAATGCGCACAAGCTCGCAACCCTGCCACTTATCTAACCCAAATTGCATCATCATATCGGCTGTCGCGCCTACCCCAAAAATTACCGCGCCAATAAATACGCGATTTTCCCAAACGCCTAAATGATTCAGCTTACTTTTGGGCATTCTCTGAGAATAATGCCACTTCTCCACAGCATACTTAGCCGCCTGATAGCTACACGGCGCTACTAGTAACTCAGGCCGGGGCGAACTCATGACCACACTCCGGACACGTCACGCGCTTCTTCTCGTCTAGCCGCGGCTGTTCGCTCATATCCACCGGCATGAAGTCGGGCGGGTAGATGCCCGCGTCCTCTCCAAGTTTCGCCAGCATCGCCATAACCGCCGCCTCGCCGCTGTTGACGCTACTCAGCAGCGCGTCGAGCGCCCCGGCGTCGGCCGTCGCCATTGCCGCGAGGGGGTCATGCGTCGCCAGAAGATAATCCGCCTCAGCGTCGTCAACATCCAAGATAAGCACCGGCCATTTCTGCGGCGCGGCGTCCTTTCGCAAGTGGCCGTCAATCACCACGAGCGCCCCGCCCTGCCGTTCGGAGCGATAGGCCAGTAGGGCGCCTGCAATCCCCACTTCTTTAAGCACTCCGCGAAGTGCTTCTGTTTGAGCCGCGCCATGTTCCCGCCAATTCCCTGGATGGCCGGTCAAGTCGCCGCTGTTGATATACTCTAAGCCCAGTATCCGATTGCGATAATCTGTCATAACATCCCATTCGCGCCGCAGTCTACCATGACAGCGGCCCCTATGTAAAGCGGCTAGTCTACCCCTACCGGCTCCAGTTCCAGCCGTCTTACCCGCTTGCGGTACGTGCCTTGCGCTATCTTGACTTCACCGCACGCGGCCTCGATGGTCAGCCCGTCGCGCTGTACCATCTGCCACGCCAGCAGCACAAGCCCGTTGTAATACTCGTCCTGCGCCCGGTTGTGTCGCACCGATGCCCGCCGCACGTTCGCCACGACATCGGGCGCGGCCTTCACCGCCGGCGCGTCCTCTCGGTGCGCTTGCCAGTGTTCGCGGAGTGCCACCGCGCCGGGGTGGGTGTCGTCAACCGGCGCGGGGTCGAAATGGGTGGCGGCGGGCGGGGGTGGGAAGTGGAAGTGAAAGGATGTCATCACCATGTGTCCGGTGCGCGTTCGGTCGAGATACCGAACGCGGCTAACAGGTCGTCAAACGTCTCTACCCTGTGCCAATAATCCCCATAGTAGCGGCGGGCTGCTTTCTCGCTGTCGGTCAGCGGGTCACGTGGCCCGGCCTTAATCTCTATCATCTGCGGCGGGCCGTCCTGGTAACGGCCTACCACGTCGTATCCAATGCCGGGGTGCTTGTCCATAGGGAATAGCTTTAACGCGTTCACCTTTGCAGCTTGCTTCAAGATAGCGCTCTGATTCCCGTCGGGCTTACGGTTGTAACGCGGGCCGCTACTCATGATTCCCTCCCCTTTCCATCCATCCGCGCGCCCGTACCTCAGCCGTCACCCTGTCCCGGTCGAATACCACCCGCTCAATCCACGGACCCATCGCCACGCCGCGCATGACGCGCGACGGCTTAGCGTAGATGAGGACGCACCAGCCGGGAAAGCGGCGCGTCGGGAAGCCGTCGGTGCGGTAGGTTGTGTCGGTCATCGAATCCACCCCTTTAAAAACCAACCAAGCCCAACTCCAACCAGGTAAATAACGAGCGTGATTATTACTAGCTCCCATAGTGTTATATCAAGTGTCATATCGTCACCCCCGCGAATAGTGGCAATGTATCCAGAGCATAGGCCCTGGGCGGTAGGTTGTGTCGGTCATCCCGCCCCCCTCAACTGCATCACCGTCACCGCGCCCAGGTCGTAGCCGTCGTGGTACACGCACCCGTCGGCCTCGTCGCCCCGGTCGGTCAGCGTCAGCAGCACCCGCCGCGCCCCCTGTAGCGCCGCGTTCTCGCGCTCCAGGTCGGCTACTCTGTTCTCCAGCGCGGCGATGCGGTCCATCTGCCGGCCGCGGGCTGCGGCCGATTGGCCCAGGGCTTCGGCTAACGCCATGTTGTCTTGTGTCAGTCGTTGGATTATCAATTCTGCGTTCATCGTTCTTTCCTTTCGCGTAGATACCATGCTAAATAAAACCATGCTGATTACACGAACTAGCGTGAATACACGCCGTTGCTGTGGCCGTTCGTCTTAACCGAGTTAAGGATGATTTGTTCCTTGACGAGGTTCTTAAACGTCGCCAGTTGCGGATTCCAGTACACATCAACCACGCCAGTCGCGCCGTCGCGGTTCTTGGCAATGACTATCTGCGCGAGGTTCTCTTGCTCCGTCTTGTCGTAATAGCCGGGCCGGTGGACAAACAACACGGCGTATGCGTTCTCCTCGATTTGCCCGCTCTCGCGCAGGTCGGACAACATCGGCTGTTTAACGGCGCGGTCGTCGGTCTTGCGGTTGAGTTGCGCCAGGGTCAGCCCTACCACGTCGAATTGCTTGTAGATGTGCGCCAGGTCCATCGCTATCGTGCCTAAGTCCTTGACGTTGTTTCCCGTTTCGACGTTCGGCCGCATGATGTGAAGATGGTCACAGATGATCATGTCCAGGCCGTGTTCCGCGTAGATACGCGCCGCCCGGCTGCGAACGTCCGACGGCCGCAAGCTGGCCGAGGTGTCCATGAATATCTTACTGTCGCTAATCTGCCCGGCCGCGTTCATCACCAGCACCTGCTCCTGTGCCGTCAACAGGTGGCGTACCTGCTTGCGTAGCTTGTTCACCGGGATAAGCGTCAGGATGGATATGAGGCGATTGCTTAGCTGTTCCTCGCTCATCTCAATACTGAATATCAGAACGCGCTTGCCCTGCCGCAATCCCGCGTCGAGGGCCACGCCGAGCGCGAATGATGTTTTGCCCATCGACGTGCGCCCGGCGATCATGTATTGCTGGCTGCGCTCCAATCCGTTGAGCGTTCGGTCAAGGTCAATCAATCCGGTGTTGACGGCCCGTGACGGCGATTCCGTTGCCACGTCCTGAAGAAAAGCGTCAATGTAGTCCGACATATATCGCCGGGGAGATCGCACCGTTGACTTACCCGCCGCCGTGTCCTGGGCCAGTATCTCGGCCTCGGCCATCGCTACTACTTCATCGACCGGCAATGTTTCGTTATAGGCCGCCTTCGCTATCTTGCCCGATGCGTTGATGAGCCGGCGGCGCGTAGCAGTCTCGGCCACTATCCCCGCATAGACGGCCGCGTTGACCGATGTCGGAACCGAGTTGGCAAGCGTTAGCAGGTAGTCCATACCGCCGAACTCGTCCAGCTTGCCCGCCCTGCGTAGTTCCTCGGTAATCGCCAGGATGTCCGGCGGTTCCTGCCGGGCGTGGAGCTTGTCTACCGCATCATAGAGCCACTGGTGCGCCGGCCGGTAAAACGATGTCGCGTCAAGCAACTCGCCAACCTCGTACAGCGCGTCAGGGTCTATCAGGATGGAGCCTAATACCGCCTGTTCCGCGTCGTCGCTATGCGGGTACTGCAATTCGGTGATACTCATGTGCCAATCTCCCTTTAAGCCCTTCGGCCGTCCTCTCTGTCGCCGTCTGAATCTTTTCCGCGCCCACGGCGCGAATTGCTGCCCTCAGCCGTTCGTCGTCAAACGTGCCCCGCGCTATCGCGTCGATGGCCCGCCGCCAGATGGT